ATTGGCACTTGCAGTGGGGTCAGTCGATTTCTTAATCAATTGGGCTGGGATTACCTGGATCTCAGGTTGGTTGCTATACCCAGTGTTTGCCTTGTGCTGCACTTGGGATTGGTTTCTAGCCTATTTAGGATTTCCTAAGCCTGAGGGCCCTGGATATCACCAATCAGATAACATACTACGGTTGATAACAATTTTGGTGACCTATCTCACATTTGCACATTCGCTAGCCCTTTCATTGGCTCTAGTAGTATACATCACGTTTCGTTACTTGTATGTTATGGCTAGAGGCCCATTGCAGACCACTGATGTTTTCATTACTGACACTGACGGACAGCGTAAGCTGGTTAGTCATAATTATGTTTATAGGGGCATCACTGGATGGTCTTGGCTTGACCATTGGATCAATCCAGCATTTGGATTGGGACTAGGTAAGCCTCCTACGAAGGAGGAAATGAAGGAAGAGGCAAAGGCAGATTTGCAACGGGAGTTTGAGAAGAAGTTGGAGATACTGTCTGGTAAACTTGAACATGAAGCGGAGCTAAACATAAAGCGAGCAAGTGAACAAGCTGAAAGACAACAAAAGTATGCCGACGAACAACTCAAGCGTACTGAGGAGAGGCTTGAGCGTGAACAACGTAACCACCTGCAAAGGATGGCCGTTGATTTTGGACGACGAGCGAAGGAGGCCAAGCAGCAGGCACAGCGGGAAGAGCGAAACGCACTGTTAGCTACCCAACGGGGGCTACAGGCACTAGCACACCATGAAATGGACGCTGGAGCTTCTAGACTTGATGTCTCTGAAGAGCAAGTTGCCATATTGCGCGACACCCTTGCTCAGGCAAAAACAGCGACAGCTGCTTTCCCAGATCGAGTGGAGAAGGAGAAAGAGAAAGATGACACCATTCCAGAATCACCTGCTAGAGATGATACTCATCTCCAGTACAGGCATCTGGTTGGTAAGGAACAATTTTTGATTCAGCGAGTAAACCAGTTCCCTAATCGGGACTCACCAATTTTTGAGTACACCGGCCCTTGTGCCGTTGTATATTTATGGAAAATGGATGGGTCCTTTGCAGGAACAGGTGCCCTGATCGAAAATCATATTCAAACCATTGACCACAATGTGGTTTTGGAATTGAATAGCGGAAGGGACATTTTTGCTACGCAGGCATTTAACCCCACCAGCATGAGACAGTTGAAGAAACCAGTCCGTGTAGTTGGGAAAATCTATCAGTTTCCAGTTCCAGTTGGGTTTAACCTAACCTATCAATTGCAAATGTGTGCTCCGAAGGAGACCACAGGACTTTGTATGGTTATGGGTATACCCGACTTGAATCCATTGGGAAAGGAGGGAGGAATAGTCTGCTCAATGGGCAGCTATTATGCTAGCGACGATGATGCCCACCGCACATCAGCAACTTATAGTTCAGACGCGGGAATGAGTGGATCCCCTGTGTGCCCAGCAGTGGGTACTGGTCCTCAGCGCGCCTTTGGCCGGAAGGTCATGGGTCTGCATGAGAACGGAGGGACACCCAACGAATTCTATCGTTATACAGAAGATGACATCCAGCAATTGCGTGGACAAGCTCCCACAGAGCCAACACCTGCCCCTGAAGGGGGGAAAGGCAAAATGAAAGTTGGTCGTGGTCAGTTAAAGTCTGCGACTGCTAAAATTGCGAAGCAAATGAAAGCAGGGAGTGGAGGTCACTCTGGTATGCGCCGTACCCACTTTTGGTCAAGATCCTTAGGTGGGTGGGTGGATTATGATGAAGTCGAACGAGAGTTTGAGTCTACACTAGGACACGACTTCCCTGATGAACAGGATGTGAAGTACAAGGATTGGTCGGACAAGAAGAAGTCTATGTACCGAGAGTTCATGGACCGCTTTGAGCCAGCCAATAGTACTGATGCACCACAATACCCAGATGATTCGGATTTCTGGACCGCACGTGATGATAGCCCCTTGGAGGAGCAACATCGTGTATTTGACCAACGCGCACGCGTGAAGGTTGTTGCACGTGTTCCCACAGGAGTTGGATCTGGTGGCCGGAACTGGGCTGATGAGGTAGAATCAGAGGAGGAAGAGGATTTCCGACAGGAAAGTCCAAGTGGCATGACTAAGTTGCCGGGGGTAGTGGCACCAACTACACCCCCTGGTCAAGAGATTTCATACCTACAATTCCTTGAGTACTTTCGCAGGAAAGAGGAGGAGGAGGTACAGGCAAACACTAAGGTGAATGCCAAAACCAATACACCACAGGTGTCGAAGAAAAAGAAAGGTAAGAAGAAGGTGACCTTCTCCAAGCCGGAATCTCCGATACCACAAATCCCAAAGCTTAAGCCTAAGCAGACCGCCACAACTAAGGTTGATCAAGAGCGTGTTAATGCAGTGGCTAAGCTGGTTTTTCAAGGTGCTGGCGTCCCCAGGACGCCACCTCAGACGAGGGACACCTGGACGGCGACAACCATGCCGTCATCTCTCTGGACAGCCTTACAGCCGGACTTTCGACGATCGTTCGTAAAGTTGACTGTGGAGGAGAAGAAGGAGAAGATCAAGCAGATGCGACAGCATCTAGGTGGACAACCCCCCGTTGGTGGCAATACCACGGATACACCCACCCCGGCGAACGAAGGTCCGTCCGGGGGTTTGGCGGTGTAATTCCGCTGATGGAGCGCTTTGACTACGTGGGTGACCGCCCAGCGGCACCCAGCGTGGTCATACCACCAGAGCACCTAAGGGCGCTCTTGTGTGTAGGATATCGGGACAAAGTGGGGTATTACACGAAGGACTCTAGCAACAGAGTTCACCACCTGCGGGATTTCATGGCCCTTCATCCGGAAGGGTGTTACGAGAAATACAAGTGGATGTTTCCAACAAACAACACTGTTAATCGAGCAACCCTACGTTATAATGAAGAGGTACCATTGGAGTTAGATCCTAAAATTGTAGAATTGGCATTCTCCAACTTGTTGGAGATGTTTCAACCAATTATGGATACCTGTAAGGTGCGTGATTGGGAAGAGTTACGTGTAAATATGAAATCTTCTACTGGCCCTTCTTTTGAACACGGAGTCTCCAAGATGAAATACGTGTTACAAGACTGTACGGACAACCTTCAGGAGTGTTGGGAGTTCGCGCATCAGTACTGGTTTCCCATGTACTGGAAGTGCAGTGGTAAGATAGAAATACTCAAATCGGCGAAAGTCGAGTCGGACGATGGGAGAACATTCCTATTTCCGGATGCAGATCACCGAATGTGTGGTCAACGCTTAAACCAGGACATTAACGATCGCATGGCATCAGTGCCAGGCACGTGGTCCGCAATTGGCTTTGACCGAACACATGGCGGGTTTACAAAACTGGGTAACCAGTTCAGCATACCAGGAAAGAAGTTTGAGGGAGACCTTAAGAAGTGGGACTCGCGAATGCACAGGTTCGCCTTTGCAGTTTGTATGGCCTTTCGGTGGTGTTGCTTACACCCAAGATATCGCACACGTGCGAATTTTGAGAGGTTTGTGTATCACTACTATAATAAGGCCCAGTCCCTTATCTTCTCACCATCAGGTCAGTTACTTTTCTATGACCATGGCAATAAGAGTGGACAAGATAGCACGTCCTATGATAACACAATATGGCACATTTTCCTGTACTTGTATGGGATATGTGAACTGTGTATCGAGAATGGAGTGCATCCCACTCTTCGCCTATGTATGGACCTTTTACAACTGGTCCTTTATGGGGATGACTCGCTCGGCAATGCTTCGGTGTTGCTACAGGGCTGGTTGGAACCAAAAGGGGGCTTGTTGAATTGGCTTGACTCACTCTACACACAATTCGGCATGATCTTTAAGCGAGATGAATGCAAGATTCAGGACACAGTCGAAGGACTGAAGTTCCTAGGAGGAGTCTTTAAGAAATCACCATACGGGTGGGCCCATACCTTTGACGTAAACAGAGTTTTGACGTCGATGGTTACGGAGGTTGACAAACCTACCAAGGAGGCCCTATGGTCAAAATGGACATCGCTCTTATGCCTATTGGCATTTGAGGAAGAACGACATTGGATCCGACAGCACATGATTGTGCACTATCAGGAGTGGAGTGCTTCTGGCGAGATTGGGGAGCTTTCGAGCACCTTTATCCCGTCGGACCACGACCTGTATACGTTCTGGTTTGGGTGGGAGGGACCAGGGTCCCAACTCACCCTTGATTTTGCACACGTAGGGAAGGAACTCTAGGGTTCCAAAGAATGCCCTTTATCCTAGGGGCATCGCCTGTGACACAAGGTTGTAGCTGCAAGGAACGACAGGATTAGGGAGTAACTCACTCCATAGATGGGTGAGGAAACCAAGGCCGG